CCAAATCGGAGCTTGCGTACCGCGTCCCCGCCTCGAAGCTTACCAGAAAGTCCATCACGTCAACCAGTGAAATCCAACAATTAGAAGGACTAGATACAACAATAGACTGGAAGAACACAGGCGATAACAGCTATGATGGTGAAAAGCTTAGGCTATTAATACATGACGAATCTGGTAAATGGGAAAGACCGGATAACATATTAAATAACTGGAGAGTTACAAAAACAACATTAAGACTTGGTAGTCGGATCATTGGTAAATGTATGATGGGATCAACATCCAATGCGCTGGACAAAGGAGGCGATAATTTCAAAAAGCTATACTATGATTCAGATGTTACCCGACGAAATAAAAATGGACAGACTAGCTCGGGACTATATAGTTTGTTCATACCTATGGAATGGAACTACGAGGGATACATCGATTCTTACGGATACCCTGTCTTCGATACTCCAGAAGAACCCGTCATTGGAAATGATGGTGACTATATCGACATCGGAGTAATAGACTTTTGGGAAAATGAAGTTGAAGGTTTAAAACACGATAGTGACGGTTTAAACGAATATTATAGACAATTCCCTAGAACAGAGGAACATGCGTTTAGAGATGAAGCTAAGAACAGCATATTTAATTTAGCTAAAATATATGAACAAATTGATTTTAATGAAGATGCTATCCGATCTGGCCTTATCACTAAAGGTTCGTTTTCGTGGGAGAATGGAATAAAAGATACAAAAGTAATATTTACTCCCAACAATAACGGTAGGTTTTTGGTTTCGTGGGTACCGCCTAAGAACTTGCAAAATAACGTAATAGTAAAGCAAGGGGTTAAGCATCCGGGTAATGAACACATTGGCGCTTTTGGATGTGACTCATATGATATATCCGGAACAACGGATGGTGTAGGCTCTAAAGGTGCGCTTCATGGTTTAACAAAGTTTAGTATGGAAGATGCGCCGCCTAATACATTTTTTTTAGAATATATAGCTAGGCCTCAAACTGCTGAAATGTTTTTTGAAGATGTGCTTATGGCATTACACTTTTATGGTATGCCAATATTAGCAGAAAATAATAAACCAAGATTATTATATTATTTAAAACGAAGAGGTTACAGGGCCTTTTCAATGAACCGCCCCGATAAGCTTTGGAATAAATTATCAGTTGCTGAAAAAGAAATAGGTGGAATACCCAATACTTCTGAAGATATAAAGCAAGCTCACGCATCTGCAATTGAAACATATATATCTAAATATGTTGGATATAATGAAACAGGTGCGGGGAATATATATTTTAATAAAACCCTTAATGATTGGGCGAAGTTTGATATAAATAAAAGAACCAAGTTTGATGCCGCAATAAGTTCAGGTTTAGCAATAATGGCATGCAACAGACATTTATACCACCCGCGACCCCAACATGAAAAACAATCACTTAATATAAGTATAAAAAGATTTAATAATAAAGGAATGCATTCGCAAATAATTAAATAGCATGGCTGAAACAATATTAAAAAGTTCATTTCCTAGTCAAATAGCGAGCGATGCTGAAAAAGCAAGTTCAGAATACGGATTGCAAGTTGCCCGTGCTATTGAGCATGAATGGTTTAAAAGAGACTCTGGTTCAACGCGATTCTATTCAAATAGAGATGAATTTCACAGACTTAGATTATACGCTAGAGGCGAGCAATCTGTAAAAAAATATAAAGATGAATTATCTATTAATGGTGATTTGTCTTATCTTAATTTAGACTGGAAGCCAGTTCCTATTATTCCAAAGTTTGTTGACATAGTTGTTAATGGTATGTCAGATAGGCTTTATGATGTAAAAGCGTTTTCGCAAGACCCAGCATCTGTTGAAAAAAGAACAAAGTATGTTGAGTCGATTCTTAGCGATATGCAAACCAGAGAAATTTCAGATCAAATACAGCAGCAATTAGGCATTAATGTATATAATAATGATCCTAATACATTACCTGAATCTGAAGAAGAATTAGCATTGCACATGCAGCTTGAATACAAGCAGGCTATTGAAATAGCTGAAGAACAAGCTATTGCCTCTGTATTGAATAAAAACAATTATGATTTAACACAAAGACGTGTTAATTATGATTTAGTTACAATTGGTATTGGTGCTGTTAAAAATGAATTTAATAAATCAGAAGGCATTAAAGTTAAGTATGTTGATCCTGCTGATATTGTTTATTCATATACGTATTCACCTTACTTCGACGATGTATATTATATAGGTGAAGTTAAAAGTGTAACAATCAATGAGTTAAAGCAGCAATTTCCTGAGCTAACTAATGAAGATTTAAAAGAGCTTACAAAACAAGGCGTTCAAACACCTGCATCACACAATAGATATATTAATGAAGATGCCGTATTAGACGCAAATACAATACAAGTATTATACTTTAATTATAAAACATATAATAATCAAGTATTTAAAGTAAAGAAAACAGCTACGGGCGGTGATAAAGCAATTGAAAAGAACGATCAATTTAATCCGCCAGCTGACGAAAGATCAAGGTTTTCAAAAGAATCAAGATCTATAGAGGTTGTATATGATGGGGCTTTTGTTTTGGGTACACAAAAAATGCTTAGCTGGGGGTTAGCTAAAAATATGGTGCGCCCTAAAAGTGATACCACCAAAGCAATGCTTAACTATAGCGTAGTAGCACCTAGAATGTATAAAGGAAGAATTGAGTCATTAGTAAGCCGTATAACTGGTTTTGCTGATATGATTCAATTAACACATTTAAAGCTGCAACAAGTTATGTCAAGAATGATTCCAGACGGAGTTTATCTTGATGCGGATGGCTTGGCTGAAATTGATTTAGGTAACGGAACAAATTATAATCCACAGGAAGCATTAAATATGTTCTTCCAAACTGGTTCTGTTATTGGTAGATCAATGACTCAGGATGGCGACTTTAATAGCGGTAAAGTGCCAATTCAAGAATTAACATCAAACGGTGGTAATAATAAAATAAGTTCTCTTATTAATACTTATAATTATTATTTGCAAATGATCCGTGATGTTACAGGATTGAATGAAGCAAGAGATGGTAGTATGCCTGATAAAAACGCTTTGGTTGGGGTCCAAAAGCTTGCTGCCGCAAATTCAAACACTGCGACCAGACATATATTACAATCAAGCTTGTATCTAACAGCTAAGCTTGCTGAAGCAATTAGTTTACGCATTTCTGATGTATTAGAGTTTTCTCCAACAAGAGACGCGTTTATTTCAAGCATTGGTAGATTTAATGTTGCCACATTAGATGATATAAAAGAAATGCATTTGCATGACTTTGGTATATTTATTGAGCTATCGCCTGATGAAGAGGAAAAACAAATGCTAGAAAATAATATTCAACAAGCGCTATCAAGAGATCAAATCTATCTTGAAGATGCTATTGATATTAGAGAAATAAAAAATATCAAACTTGCTAATCAATTACTAAAAGTAAGAAGACGCAAAAAATTAGAGCAAGATCAAGCGACTGCAGAAAGAAATATGCAGATGCAATCACAAACTAATGTACAAGCATCACAAGCCGCCGCTCAAGCTGATGTTCAAAAGAATGAAGCAATCACTAATCAGAAAGCACAATTAATTAAAATTGAGTCTGAATTAGAAATGGCTAAAATGCAACAAGAAAAAGAACTTAAGAAAGAACTTATGAAATATGAGTTTGATCTTAATATGGCATTGAAAGATAAAGAAAGTCAGATGTTAACTGACAAAGAAAGATATAAAGAAGATCGTAAAGACGAAAGAACAAGAATTCAAGCTAGCCAACAGTCTAAGCTAATTGAGCAAAGAAAGGATAGAAAAGGCGAGCAAGAATTTGAATCTGCTGGAAATGATACAATGGGCAGCGGATTTAATTTAGAAATGTTTGAACCAAGATAACATTTATTTTTTATTAATTTTATAATATTTTATTATGGCTGAAGAAACAATTCAAGCTGAAGAAACCGCACAAGAAGCGGTTGAAAAGCAAGCACAAGAACAACAAGCGGAAGAACCCGCGGTTGTTGAAACACCGGGTGATGATACTAATATCACTACGGCCGAAGACG